GCCAGGCCGGCGGGAGCTCGAATCCTTTTCGGAATACTATCAGAGGAGGATGGAGTGGGCAGCGAGTGGGGCCGCGACCGGCTACTCTCCTTTCCTTAGCGTAGAACAGGCCAGACAGGCTTCGGGGGATGCGCAACTAAAGCGAAGCCAGATAAGAGCGAATAAGCGGTCAGTCTTAGAGCGTATGCCCCTACAAGAAGTACTATCTATCCTAGACCAGGAGCCCATCCAGCTTGCGTTCGCTCACACGAAGGCAAACGAGCATGCAAAAACTCGAGCGATCTTCGGTGTTGAGATGAGGCATTATATACTGCACAACTACCTCTGTGGCATATGGGAACCCGCCCTGAAAGACGAGAAGATGCAGATTCGCGAAGATGCTTACTCCGAGTACCAGGGGATCCTCACACGACAGCGGCTAGCCCGGCAAAATAAGCCACTAAACTCTTTTGACTTTAGTGATTTTAATGATCAACACAGTTTGGAGGTGATGAAGTACTTACATGACGAGTTGACTGCCTGGACGCTGAGAAAATACGCTTACTCTGATAAGCACGCTCTTGAAGACGTGCAGAGGATCGGGAGCTACATTGGAGAGACATTCTTGAATAGCGTGTACTACGAGAGAGAACGTGACAGGACGATACGAATCTCGGGTGGGATGTTCAGTGGTAACAGAGCCACAACATTAATCAATACTGTTCTCAACCGGGCTTACACCCTGACTGTGTTGGACAGCATGAACAGGGCTGGATTACGTATTGAGCCGATGTATGCCACACACACAGGTGATGATATTGTTCTGGCTTTTGACAACATGGTACACAACCACCTTTTCAACGAATATTGCCTGAAAGCCGGCCTTGACGCTAACCGGGAGAAACTACTCACTGCAGCAGGCACATGTGAATATCTGAGGATATTGTATTACAATGACGGTTCAGTGCTGGGTAGTTTGTGCCGGGCCCTAGCCACTTTCGTCTCAGGTAACTGGGAAAGCGATAGGAAGGTTAAAAACTTTGATATGTTAAGGGCTCTGTGGGAAGAGGTGAGCGTCCTTGTTCGAAGAGGATTTAACAAGAAGTATGGGCAAAGAATCTTCAATCTGGAGTCGAAGCACTACTCCAGGGTAATTACGAAAGACGGACTGCCTGCAGTAATCTCTAGCGCCGTAGCACAGACAAGCCGCTCTCGGGGCGGGCTCGGC